GTGACCAGTTTTTAGGTCCCTATAGTTCGACCTAGAGGTAATCTAATAGCAAATAGGGATTCTCCGTTAAATCGGAGGCCAGCTAGGAGGCCAATCTTTGTGGAAGCCTTGTAGGTGGCACACTGGTTGACTATCGGCCTATCCATGTGGAAGCTATCCCGGTTTCATACCGGATTCTATAGTGGCATATGTGTAGACTAGGCTCGTAATATCCAAGGAGGCCTGTTGCGGTTTTAACCGTAGCAGACTATCGTTTGTTGTTCTTAGGCTCTTTGCGTTCTTTGGGAAGTTTTTTTTTTTGTCCATTTGACCCAAAACCCAGTTCGGCCCTTATGTTATGTTGATCCGGTCCTTTAGGCCTTTGTGTGTGTACCACGTAGTTTAATAGTGCACCTTATCGTATGGATACCAAGTGCGATTCGTATTCTAAGATTGGAATTTTGCGCCACACGTCGTATGTTGCTTCACGTGTCTTGTAGTGTTTATACTTAGACATTATTCGTAGTTTAATAAGTAGAGAGTGAGCCTCGATTTATTCGTGACACTGCTCTCACAATCATTGACTAATATACAGGTATTAGAACTATCTTCTTATGTTTTAGTAGGCTGATGTCTTTGAGATCCCTTTTTATGGGTGTCCCCCACTTTTAGGCTGTCAGCGATCTTGCTGCCAGGTAAAATTACAGAGGGCTCCGATTGGGTGAATTGTGAATTACCCCAGTATGAGTTTAAACAAATACCCGCACAGCACCATCTCAAATTATTGATGGAGCGCAACTCGGTCGCCTTGTAACCGATACCCCCGAAACAACCGCGAATGGTAACAATTCCCTGGTACCCCCCCCGGCCCTTATCAAGCATAAGAAGTCTGCAGAAGAAATTAAATTTGAATCTGTAGACCCTACTTTATTTGATGAGTGGATTCAAAATGTTGAGATTGAGCAAGAACTTCCAAAATCTATTCATAGATTGCGGAAATGTTTGATGCTCAGGAAAAACCCTTATAGGAATAAGTCTTGGTTTGATTGCATTTCTGTTCTAGAAGCTGCATATGATGAAGCTATGCTTGCTCCCAGTTATGAGTTTGATGGATGGGATTGGGATGTCGTTGAAGAATTTTTTGATGACCTTGAAGAACAGCGTCTTTTTAGACCTAAAAGTATGAACCCAGCCCACATTGAAAACATGAATGCGAAAAAGCTGAAATCAATTTCACGTGCTCTTCGGTTGCGTGTTGTTGATAAACCAAGGTTTTATCTTTCAGTTCATTATGCAACTATGCGCATGAAACAATTATTGTTGACGCGCGATAGTGTGCCATCCCTCGAGCAGATTTGTCGTGAAGAATTGCGATCGTATTCTGTTGAACCTTATGAAGATTTTGAGGCTCAAGCTGGTGGCTCAGATTCATTCGATATTGATGAGTTTGAAGCCCAAGCCTGGTGGGATTCACTTTCCATCAATCACAAAGTTGAGATTTCTCCTGAAGATAAGGAAAAGATTGACAATGTGACAAACACAATGAAAGAGACCCTTGAAGCTGCTAACCGCACGTTGAACAATGTATCAGCTGTGGCTAACTCAGTCAAGTTTAGCTTGGAAGTTTTACCTACTGCCATTTTGATCATTACACTTATACTGTTTTGTCGTGGTAAGCCAAAAAAGGTTTGGATCCCAGTTATTTATCTCTTTGGTGTCCCGCTCTTTGGATACCTTACAATGAAGATTGGTGCGCAATTTTCTGACAATGTTAAGAAGCGCATCCATGATGTATTGTATCAAAGTGATTTTGATGAAGAAGTTGATGGTGGGATTGATGAAGGTTTTCACGCTGAAGCAAACAATGAGACTCCTATAGTTGGCTTAGCTCTTTTGCTAACTAGTCTTGTTACTGTCCACACCGTGCCAAAAGGCAAGCGTTCTGCTAACTTTATGAAAAGCATTGGTGATTTACCAAAATTGACTGATGGTCTAACTACAGTCTCCGCATTTGTTATTGATTTGTTTGTCAAATGTGTCAATGAGATTAAGACTATGGTTAATGGAGGTGATGTTGAGGAATGGATTGTTAAGACAGAGCCTGAAATTGATGCTTGGTGTACGAGTGTTCGTGAAATTGCACAAGAGATGCATGAGGGCCGGCTTCCTATGAATTTGGGTAGCCGCGATCGTGCTCGTCAGCTTGAAATTCAGGGTGCCAAACTCACTCAAAAAGTGTTTGCTGGCGTTGAAGGGATAAGAGTGAAAAATGCCTTGACCGCCTATGGCAAAATGTTGAAGAAGGTACAAGATGCTTTTGATTGCTTTTCACCTTCTAAACAATTTGTCCGTCAGGAGCCTTACGCGATTACTTGCGCTGGCTCCCCGGGCGTTGGAAAGTCTTGGATTGTTAGTATGTTGATTGCTGACGTCCTAGCAAGAGTGTTACCTGAGCGTGATTTACCGGAGTTCCAACGAAATCCGGCGCAGTTTATGTATCATAGATTTTTTGAAGAAGAGTTCTGGACTGATTATCAGAATCAATTCTGCTGCGTTATTGATGATTTCATGCAATTCAGAGACACACTTGGTGTTCCTGGAGAAGCTCTTGAATTTGTGCGGATGGTGAATAATGCTCCGCATACGCTCCATATGGCTGATTTGGCCTCGAAAGGTAAGATTCAGTTCACATCGAAGATTATTATTGTGAACACAAATCAGAAGAACCTTGAGGTTGCATCAATTGTGTCAAAAGAAGCGCTGACCCGGCGGATGAATTGTGTTTTACACGTTTGTCCACGGAAGGAATATTGTACTGCTGCCACTGTTAATGCTGAGGACCCTTGGAATAGAGTCTTTGACAAGGATCATCCTGCTCTAAAGGACGAAAATGGTGTGCAAAAGTTCAACAAAGATGTTTACGAATTAATTCGTGTTCGATATCCGGATCTTAGGAATCGACCAGATGTCTTTGCTGAAGTTGGTAGATACTCATATGATGAAATGATAAACATCATTTGTGATGAGTACCAACGCAATACTCAAGTTGCTGATCTTTACTCTGGAGATTTCAAGAGTAGAATTAGTAGCTCCGTTGAGGCTCGTTTGAAGAATGGTACCCTCTATCAGGCTCAAGCTGGAGATGAGGAAGACAAAAAGAATGTTGAGATCAATATTAGGGAATTTACCTTCATAAAGAACCGTAAGGCTCCAGTGAAGATAGATCCTTCTGATCTTGAACTCTCGGATCTTGATGCTATCCCTGAAAGTGATGAAGAGCGAATGGCATTGACTTTGGATAAAGTTTTGCCGCAGCACAGCTATATGTGGTGTCTGTCAGACGTTCGCGAAGCCATGTTCTTTACGGCTACACATTTTCCCAAAGTCTGGAAATCAGCTGGTCTTTTACCCCCAGAAGATTTGACTTTTGGTGTTAGGTACATTGCTGATGTTGATAAATTCGTTGAGTTATTTGAAAGACTTGACGATAAAGTTGACCGAAAGATTATGGAGAAATTTGTTTTGAATCACCTTCTTGGAGGAGACCTCATGTCAGAACCCCAATGGCAGATTGATGTTAGATCTTATTTTGAAGATATTAGGATCTTAGCTCATAACTGGCTTGATCAACACCCTACGCTAAAACAGTGTTTGAAGTATATGGGTATGATTGCGGCTGGTGCTGCCATTGGATTTGGAATGTTTAAGCTCTATGAAATGATGACATCACGTCCCGAGGATGGTTTTATTGATGAAAGCCACCCAAAGAATAAGCGTGAATCTCGGAGACCCCAACGTCGCCCAGTGAAGAAACTAGGCGAAGGGAATTTTGTCTCTGAAGGTGGCGGTGATCTAAACAATCATAATTTGTGTAAGAAAATTACAGAGAAGTCCTTATATATTCTCAAATTTTCAGATGATCGCAGATTGGGAAATGTTTTTGTTTACTGTGGTAAGAAAGCTCTTATTCCTTACCATTATGTTACTGTGTTACGTAGTATGGTTGAAAATGATGAGTTACAACCAGATGACGATCTTGTCATGCGTTCGAATTTTCAGACCGAATCCTTACCGATAAAAGTCAAAGATATTTTGTCCGCTAGGAGAACAGAGAAGTTTGTTGATAAAGACTTGGCTATTTTCCTATTACCTGCACATTTTCATATGCACCCAAATTTGATACCCCACTTTGCGTCTAGGGAGTTGTTAGGAAAGCACTTGGATCTTAATTGTACCCTAATAATGCCCAACAACCTTTCTACGGAAAACAAGCCCACGTACTACTGGGAAAGGTTGAAAGCTCAATATGCGACTACTAAACAATCTACCTGTGAAGGAGAGATTTATGATATCCAGGAGGTGTTTACGTATGCTGCCAAAACCGATAAAGGCGATTGCGGTTCTATTTTAACAATTGATGATGCTAGCGTGCTAACTAAGATAATTGGTATGCATGTAGCTGGCACTCGTTCATCTGGAATTGGTTTATCAGTTGCTTTGTGTCGTGAGGATTTTGAAGAAGTCGATAAATGTTTTGAGAAACTTGGCCACAGAGACTTTCCTCCGCCAGAAGAGGTGATAATGGATGCGCAAGCTGATAATTCACCTGCTCCTGGGGTTTTTATGCCATATTTTAACACGCCCAAGAGACTACATGCTGCAACTGTGTCAAAGCTTAGAAGGTCTGCGTTGTATGATAAGGTATTTAAATCTCCAAATTTGCCTGCTCGTTTGGCACCTTGGAAGGATGAGAAGGGTATGTGGCACAATCCGATGTCAGAAGCGATTGGACGCTATGGCCCGGCTTGTATTGCTGATATTAACCCAGGTGTTCTCAAGTGTTGTATTGACTCGCTCTATTCAAAATTGTTGAGCACGCAGAGAGATCCAAAGAGGCACAAACCCCGTGTGTTCTCATTTGAAGAAGCTGTTCTTGGCTTAGATGGAGTCAAATTTTGTGATTCAATTCCTCGCGCTACATCAGCTGGTTATCCGTACGTTATGCGTCCGCAACCTGGCTACAGAGGCAAGGAATGGTTCTTTGGAAAAGATCAGACTTACGATCTAGATCGTCCTCAGTGTCAAGTCCTGAAACAAGAGTGTGGTGAGATCTATGATTATGCTAGAAAAGGTATTCGAACACTACACATCTATGTTGACACTCTGAAAGATGAAACGCTTCCCATAGCGAAAGTTTTAATTGGGAAAACAAGATTGGTCTCAGCATGTCCTTTACATTTGACCATTGTCACGAGACAACTCTTTCTCGATTTCTCTATGTGGATTATGGAGAATCGAATTGCTAACTTCTGCGCAGTTGGGATAAATCCTTATTCCTCTGAGTGGCATCAGCTGGCTCTTATGTTGAAAACGAAAGGGTTGAATGTGTTTGCTGGAGATTTTGCTGGATATGATACACGTCAGCTAGCTATTGTTCTCACTGCTATTTGTGATATGATTAACAGATGGTATGGTGATGAGCCCGAGAATCAGTTAGCCCGATTGACGATCTTTCAGGAAGTCACTAGTTCTATACATTTATCTGGTGATACAGTGTACCAATGGAGTTCTAAATTGCCAAGTGGTCACCCATTGACAACTATCCTAAACAGTTTACAAGGGCTGGTCCTTCTGTTACTGTGTTGGTGTGAGTTGAATGGTAGTGGCGTTAAGCGTCTTGAGGAATTCTGGGATAACGTTTACCCTATGGTTTACGGCGATGATAATATTGTTAATGTCTCAGACCGTGCTTGTGATTTTTTTAACCTGAGGACTATTTCAGTCGTAATGACAAAGTTCAACCAAGTTTACACGAATGAAGATAAGTCGGCTGAAAATTATGAGTACAAAAGTTTAGAGAGTTGCACATTTTTGAAGCGTGGTTTTCTTTTTCAAGAGAGAATTCGACGTTATGTTGCACCTCTAGCCTTAAGTTCTATCCTTGATATGCTAAATTGGTATATGGAGAGTCCTGAGAGAATTAAAACTCAAAAGGATAATGTTCAACTTGTTCTTAAAGAGTTGTCACTCCATGATGCCTTTGGATTTCATGTCCTTAGGCAACATATACTGAGCGAATCAAGGGAATGTTTACAGTATGAACCACCGATTATAGAGTATGAACAGTTGCAAGATATTGTTCTTGACTCCGAATTGGTGTGGTGAAAGTGTTAACACTCCCCTCCTGTAGCTTACTCCACGGTTATACAGGTAGTATTATAGTGGGTGCGTCTGTGTGAGTGGTATGTAGCAGACTAAGATTCTTTACCAATTTTGAGGAAATGGCCTCGATCCTAATCCGATTGTGTTACCGCCTCCATCACTTTGCCCCATATTACAGGTTATGCATTGAGTACCGCTTCTTGATGTATGATGACTGGAAGGCTTTGTGAGATCTCGTTCTCCTAACAAATAGGTTGTTATAGAGTTGGGCGTCCCCCCGAAAACAAAAACGGCAACTGGTGAGCTGACTGATCTAGAAAGCATGCACGTTGTAAAACAATCAAACAAGATCACCACCCCAAATGATAATACATCGGTATCGGGTCCGTCTGAAAACCCGACCAATCTGGTGGCTGACACTGAAACACATCAAACGGTAACGTTTCATGATGATAAGGTGACAAAAACCAGTTCATTCCCCCGCTTCGTTGATCCTGATCCACGCCTTCGTAAGAGTGTGCAAGAATCTAGGACGCATGATATTAAGGATTTCCTTGGTAGACCATCAGTGATCGCCACAGGACTTCTGTCTACGACCCAAGTGCAGGGAGATATACTGTATACAGTAAATTTTCCTGATGATCTTTTAGCACTTCCGTTGTATCGCGAAAAGACAAGAGGTTTTCTAAACTTTCGAGCCACAGTTAACCTTAAGTTTCAAGCGAATGCACAGCGTTTTCAGCAAGGAAGATTGTTCATTCAATATTTTCCTCAGGCAGACTTGAATCCAAAGAAATGGGATGTAGTCTACCCTTCGCTGACGTTGTCGACGCAGCTTCCCCGTGTTGATTTTGATTTGGCTACAGACTCTGATGTTGCTTTGTCAATCCCTTATGTCTCTCCCACTCTTGGTTATAATATGATTGATGGGACAGGCAAAATGGGCAGGTATACAGTTAGAGTCTATTCACCCCTGGTGTCCCCAGGTGGACCTGCGACTGTTGATTGGTCTGTGTGGTGTTGGTTTTCTGATATTGAATTGGATTTCCCAGCCTTCACAGCTCAGTCCTCACGACCCTCCAAGCGGCGAGGACAGATGTCTCGTCTATCCGCTCAAGAGGAAGAAGCTGCAGTAGCGAATAATGGACCTATTTCAGGTTTGTTCTCACGTACAACGCGTGCGGCAAACTTGTTCAAGGACGTTCCTTTGATTTCATCAATGGCCAATAACGTTTCTTGGGTTTCCAGCATTCTTGGAAATACTGCTGCAGCCTTTGGGTGGTCTAACCCGATTGCCCAGAATAATGTTCATTTTTCCAAACTGAACGTAGCACACGATCTAGCGAACGTGAATGCGATCAGTACCCACACGAACCTTGGATTGCTTTCAGACAATGCAGTCCAAAATTTACCTGGCTTTGGAGGCACAGATGTTGACGAGATGAGTTTCAACTATCTGAGTTCTATCCCGTGCTATGTTGATCAATTTACCATAGGCACGAGCCAAACTTCGAGTACACTAGTTTATAGTAAACAGTTGTCTCCACTTTCTCTGGTGACGTATAGTCCTAGCAGTCCTGCAACCATGTGGCCTAGCCCTATGGCTTACATAAGTAATTTCTTCCAATATTGGAGGACAGGATTTGTTTTTACGTTCAAGTTCGTCAAGACTGAATTCCACTCTGGTCGTTACATTGTGGCTTTCAGCCCAGGAAAGGGAACTGCGGATCTGTTTGCATCTACCAGTTATCTCTATCGTGAGGTTATTGATCTTCGTGAGTCGAATGAGTTCACGATTACGGTCCCCTACACAGCAACTGTCCCTTATAAAGATGTTAATGAGATCATAGGCATAATTGCAGTGTATGTTCTGAATCCGCTGGTGGCACCGACGACTGTGTCACCAAACGTTATATGCTTGGTTGAAGCGGCTGCTGACGATACGTTCGAAGTGGCTGTGCCTAGGACAAACTGGTATCAACCATTCATGTATACGCCAGGCACTGGTGCCCCTTCCGATGATCCAGGAGATGATGAGATATTTGAAGCTCAAGCTCTTGGTGAAGATGTTCAATCATCGGAAAAGGGTGCCACTACCCAGCGACCAGCTCCCTCCATTGCTGGTTTACCAAATAATGATGGAGGTCTCGCCCCTGCGGCCTATTGCATTGGCGAGAAGATCACTTCGTTTCGAGCATTAGCGAAGAGATCCGCACCTTTTTGGTTTAGAGGAGCGGCAGGAACTGAAACAACCCTGGCCATCCGACCGAAAATGGTGTCATTAAAGAATGCCACAGACAACACAACTGTGCCTATACAGATGGGGATTGATTATATTTCCATGATCGCTGTGCTATTTAATTATCAGCGCGGAGGCCTTAAGTTCACTGCTTATGGTCCGAACGATTATTTGCGTGCTGCCCTTGCACCAAATACATTAGGTACAGCTCCTGTGCTTCTTTACACCCCCACGAGTGAGAACACTTACAATATGAATCCATATGCCATTGCTACTGGTCCAACTATAGCTGGCGGAATCACTGTTGTGGTGCCTCAATACTCGAGAACGCAATGTGAAATGTATCGCTTTTATACAGCTGCAACATATCCATTGCCCACTGATACTTATTGTTCTGATCTGAGATTGTTCATTAGAGGTACGGTGCCTTTGGCCCAGTTCTTCCTCCTCAGACAGGCAGCCGAC